ACCTTGAGGTACAAACTGAGGGTCGTGTTCAAGTAATTAACTATACAACCACTAACCCACACGGAGACTAATACAATGACATCAATAGAAAAGAAAAAACAAATGTTTGAAATGTACATAGATGACCTACGCTACCTCGGAGCGGAGATACCAATGCTCTATTGGAATGTAGATGCGGATGGAGACATCTATTTATTATGGGGCAAGATAAGCGGAGAGCTGAACAAGCACCTAGATTACAGTCAAATGTATCGAGACAAAGTCGATGAGTTCGTAGACTATTTTAACCTCACCCATCAGATTACGGATGAGGATTTGTAAATCATAATAATAATTGTTGACATCGTGTGGTGAGCCGTCCTTTATGTAGGGATGGCTCACTTCTACGATTGTACTACCACTAATGACCCTAAGTTTGAGAAGAATGTAACGACACCCGCTCAAGCTAGAAAGAATAACACTAAGACCTACCCGTCAGTCACGACAGTGCTAGGCATAATCAAGGATGACTTTCTTGATTCAATTTATAAACCACGAATGATGGTAGACCTTGCCCGAAAGCACCCGAACCTAGTGTGGCAAGACATCGAGACCCTAGTGTACGGAACACGGGAACACCCTGTAACAGGCGACACGATAGGTTCATCCGAGTTTGGTACTGCGGTACATAAATGTATTGAAGACAAGGTAGAGGCACTGATGCAAGGCACAGAGGCCGAGCCTAATCCGTATGACAGTTGGGCCGAACCATTTGTAGAATGGATACACGAGAGCGGGACTAAGCCAATGTGTTGTGAGCATATCATTAGCTCAAGTACAATTAAGACTGCGGGTTCAATAGACTTTATGGGATACGATGATGAGGATAAATTATTCCTCGCTGACTACAAGTGCAGAACTAATTGTAAAGGTAAGGCCAAGACTTACCCGAAGGACTGCGAACAGTTGGCCATTGAATCCTTCATGGTAATGAAGGAGTACAAGTTAGATTACCTGCCGAGATGCATCACTGTATGTGTGGACTGCGAGACGACCAAGCACTACCACAAGGAGTGGACACCCGAAGAGATGAAGAAAGGAATCGACAATTTTAAATACGCTTGCAAATTATATTGGAACAAAAGGATGAAAAAATGAGTGATGAAAATCCAAACTTAGAGTTCTATGAAGAACTCATACACGCAGACAATGCCATACAATTCGATGGCCTTGACTATGCTATCGTTGGTACAAGCCACGATGGATACTATGTATATGACTACGACAGAATGATTGAATGCTTTATGTCCGACAGTGATATGAAATACGAGGAGGCAATCGAATGGATTGACTTCAATGTATTGGGAATCAATGGTGGCACAGGATTCATTGTACTATATAGCCGTGAACAAATATGAGATAATTTATAAGCACTTTGATATGCCCACGGATTACCGAGGGTATCAAGTTAGGTGGGCTAATGACAAAGCACAAGCAGTCAAGTACATATGCCCGACCAAGCCCGACAAGAATGGGTACGGCATAACTAAGAAGGGTGCTAGGATACAAATACTAGAAGTAAACGAAAGGTAATTATGGGCAAAGGAATGCAGCCGAAGAAAGGATACAATCAAAAACTGTATGAACAGAACTACGATGACATCTTTAGAAAGAAAAAGAATGAGAACAACAAGACTACTAAGAAAGAAAGCAAGTGACCTATCTACCCGCAAGCCAACTCGCAAAGTGGCGAAAGGAAAACGAACCAAGTAAGTGTCCGATATTAAATCGAGAGACTGACGATTGGGTAGTTGACCACGACCACAGCAGTGGTGAGGTACGAGGTGTCATAAGCAGACAAGCTAATACATTACTAGGAAAGATGGAGAATATATACACATCAATGTGCAAGGGTGACCCGACTGAACTGCCCGATGTGCTAGAGAATATAGCATCGTACTTAAGACAGCCCGACTCAGAGATTCTACATCCTGTTGGACTCAATCAACTTACAAGTCGCTTCAAGAATAATTTAAAAAGAGATGACCAAGTGTTTTTATTATCGACATTGGGGTCAACAAATGCTGAACTAGATGCTTGCATTAATGTAACGCATCGTGTAAAACTATTTAAGAATTTATTAAAAAAATATTATGACAGAACTAAAACACACACACCAACTTGTACTGATTCAAGGCGAGCTGAAAGCTCCCAAGGGTCAGACAAACAAATTCGGAGGGTACTCTTATCGCTCCGCAGAGGACATACTCGAAGCAGTAAAACCTCTCCTACAAAAACATAACTCGGACTTAACACTCAGCGATGAAATCGTAGAGGTAGGAGGCAGAGTATATGTAAAGGCAACCGCTCGACTAGTATCACACAACCCATTCGCTGAAGTAGAAACCACGGCCTTTGCTCGTGAAGCTGAAGTAAAGAAGGGTATGGATGATGCACAGATTACAGGGTCAGCTAGTTCTTACGCACGTAAGTACGCACTGAATGGCCTCTTCTGTATCGATGATACTAAAGACCCCGATGCTACTAACACGCACGGCAAGTCACAACCTAAACCATCTTCCGCTGACGAAGACTTATTTTAATAACTAATAATAATAACTATGAATCAATACGATAACACAAATCGTGGTCGCTTGTTTAAGAATGACCGCAAGGAAAAAGAAACACATCCCGACTTCCGTGGGGATTGCGAGCTATCAGTTAAAGAACTGAAAGCTTTATTGGCATCTGCTACAGGTGACACTGTACCATTCTATGTAAAGGGATGGAAGAAAGTATCTAAGAATGATGTGGCTTATTTGTCACTAGCCTTTGATGCTAAGACAGAATCATCTGCACCGAAGAAACCTGCACCTGTTGAGGTAAACGATTCCGACCCGTTCTAATATGTATCACGATAAGGAATGGTGGGAACAGTTCCGACAAGATGAGGTGGATGAAATACTCCGCCTCACTAGTTTAAAGAACTCGGACTACACCGGTGGAGATACCCAAGAGAATCCATTCGAGAACTTCGATGGGTCAACTGACTTCGGGATTGAACCACTAATTGGTGTAGCCCTACGGATGCAAGATAAGTTTCAGAGACTTAAAGCATTCAGCCGAGATGGTAAACTTTCCCTTGATGAAAAGGGGGATACCACTCGTGACATCTTTAGGGACTTGATAGGTTACTCCTTGATAGCCATAGGGATGCTAGAACGAGACAATAAATAACAGATACGTGTGTTAGAATCTATGCCCCTTGCAAATACTGCGGGGGCTAGACTAACCACTATCAAACAAAGGAAACAATATTATGTTAAAGACCATACACGAAGCCACAGAAGTATCACTAAATGCTTACAATGAAATATCCCAAAGAGAAATTCCAAGTGAAGCTAAAGATAGATTTAAATTCCTAGGCCAGTGTTTGAATGCTTTGACTGAGCAACTACAACAAGAGAATGATAGACTTAGTCGAACCACACAACACGGAAGCTGAAGAAAAACTAATAGCTTGCCTATGTCTAAGCGGGGACTCATCCGCATATGACACAATATCATCCATCATATCTGAGGATGATTTTTATTTCCTAAGACACCGGCTACTGTTCAGAGCAGTAGCCACTCTTAGTGGAGACACCCCGATTGATGAGGTATCTATAATGGAATACCTTAAGTCAATCGAGTGCCTCGAAGAAGTCGGTGGTGTTACAGGTATCATTGAGATACTCAGTAAGTCATCGAGTTCCTTACAGTTAAAGTACTATACTGAATTAGTACTAGAGAAAGCAAACCTTAGAAGATTACGAAGAGCATACATACTAGGTGCCGAGAATGCATCTGCCGAAACTGCGACATCACAGCAGATAAAAGCAAATGTCGAAGAGCAAACATCAAAGGTCAGTCAAACAGCGGACAGCGGACAACAAATCCAAGACACAGCTAATGAACTGAAGGAAGATTTTGCTGCCATGATGAGTGGAGAATATGTGAATGATGTGGTGAGAACACATCTACCACAGTTGGACTCAATGCTAGGTAGTGGAGGCATAGGTGCCGGTGAAGTTCTTACCTTATCTGCACCCACATCTTGTGGTAAGTCAGCACTTGCATTATACATAGCTACGCAAGCTATGCTTAAAGAGGCTGTACCTACCCTAGTATTCTCTTTGGAGATGCCACGTAAGCAAGTACTCAAGCGGATGGTTCAAGCCATTTCTGGAGTGAATCTAAGGCAGATACAAGAGCGTGTAATATCGGACGAGAATATGCAGAAAGCAAATGATGCGACTGACTTAGTTGCTAGTCTACCTTTCTATAGTATTCACACGGCCCGGAATCCACAGGATGTACTCAGCCAAGCTAGAAACTATGTGAAGAAACACGGGGTTAAGTTAGTAGTCATTGATTACTTACAGCTTATACCTTGGAGTAGCAAAGCTAAGAGCAAGGCCGAGGGTATTGCTGACATATCCCATAAGGTAAAACAGTTGGCACTTGAATTAAATGTAAGTGTAATACTGTTATCTCAAGTCAATAGAGAGGGAGCAAAGCGGGAAACCGGGTTGAGTCTCTATGACCTCAAGGATAGTGGAGACATCGAGAACGATGCTGACATTGTCCTTTTACTATGGCCAAAGAATGGTGACATCGAGGGTGCTAAATCCTCGGATGCCAAAGGGCCTTTCACTGACCTTCAATATACCATAGCTAAGAACCGTGAAGGTGAGCGTGGTGTAGGAGGGTACTTAAAATTTTACCACTGCCTAGGCAGATTCAAATAACAATTATGAACTCAAGATATATATTAAATTACGTTGCTCAAATGTTTGAGGTAAGTCCTTCAGATATACAGCAAGAAACTAGAGGTAGACAATCAGTAGCAAAAGCTAGGGATGTTTACTTCTACCTACTAGAAGCCACCGGCAAGAGCCACAATGAGATTGCTAAGATAGGTAGACGAGAAAGGTCAAGCGTAACGTGTGCCGTTAAGAGAACTAAAGAGGCTATGAAGACACAACAGCTTTTACGAAAGAGAGTTGAATCACTACTGGATACAGTTATGAATACAACTATTAACGAACCATCGTACCGATAAAAAAATAATTATTAAATAAACTATTGACAGTACTAATAGTTC